ATGTGGCCTAGTTGGTTACCGCACGAAGTTGAACCGAATTTATCTAATAAATCTAGAATTAATATTGCATTTGACATAAGGTTTAAAAATGAAAATTGAATTTTTTAGTACTATTGACGGCTTAGCTGAAGCAGTTCCGATCATACCAGCAAAGCAATATAAACCAGACTGGATGAATAGAGCCAGAAACGATTTTAAAAGAAAATTAGATGCAGCCGACGGCAGAATGGATCACATATACCAATGCCCGGGTATTTTTGATTTAGCAAAAACTGGATACATTATTCCAATGTGGCACGATGTTTTAATAGAAACAGATGGCACAGGAAATTATAAATGGACTATCCCTACATCAGATATAGTTGATCTAGCAAGTGGTAAAGACATTATTTCAAGACAACAGACTGGCGTCGAAACATTAATGCCTGTAAAACCTTGGACTGTTGGACCGTTATTAAAGATTAATATGCCGTGGCACATTATTGCTCCTAAAGGTGTAAAGTTTCTAATGATTCCAATACCTTATCCTGATAATTTTGAACTTGAAAGTAGTTCGGGTATATTAGACCCAGGCATAAGTTCTGAAATAAACATACAAGCATACTGTAATGTACCTAAAGGTAAATTTATGATTAAAGCAGGACAACCATTAGCACAGATAATACCATTGTCAGAAAAAATCTTTGACTTGGAAGTGCGTAATGCAACAGAAAAAGATTTAAATTGGGTTACTAAATCTAAATTTTTAATGAATCATACGTTTAAACAAAAACGAACATTAATTAAAGATATATACTATAAGTATTTTGGAAGCAAATCATGATGGAAGAATTTTATACAGACGAACTAGTAATATACACAGTTACTCCGCGGAAAGATAAAGGTGACGAGTACAGTAAACGTAAGATACAAAAAGATCGAAAAAAGTTGTATGAATGGGTAATAGAATTATTAAAAGAAAATGAATTAATTATGGAATATATCGAAGACGACAAATTAGTAACGTCAGTGTGTACAATGAAGTTTAAACACTATGGAATGTTACCAATAGATGAAGTTCCTATCGAAATTGAATCTTACAGAGGCGACGAATTGTTAAGAATGAATCATCTTCCAGTAGTAAGTTTTCCTGGAAAACAAAGGAAACTTATTCATATAGACAATGTACGCAAGTTTATCCTAAAAAATGATAACGTACAAGACATTGCTAATCGATTGTACTATACCAAATATTAATAAATACTATACAAGGAGTATAGTATGTCATCATCACAAGCACCTGTAGTAGACAGAATTAGAATTATCCCACGTCCGACTGACTTTTTAGATCGGAATGTAGGATCAAGCGGCGAGATTTTCTTTAGTAAATCATCAAATACACTTAGAGTGTATAGCGGTAAAGATACTGGCGGTTTTGAAATTGCTCGAAGCGATCTAACTAATGTAACTACAGCACAATTTCAATCTGCTTCGTCTGAAGCAGGAATAGCTCTTGCAGATCTTACAAACATCGATAACACTGTATTTGCTAATAAAATTACAGCAAGCGGGTTTGAAGGCGGCGGCGGAGCAAGTGTAGATGTAGGTGATACAGTACCTACATCACCAGAACAAGGAAATATTTGGTTCAACAGCACTAACGGCCAAATTTATGTATATGTAACTGACACTGATTCTAGTCAATGGATACAACCAAGTTATCCCCTTCCAATATTAGATTGGGCAAACGTACAAAATAAACCTACTATACCAATAAGTTTACTAGACTTAGGAATTTCAGATGGCAGCTCAGGACAAGTTTTAACAACCAACGGTTCAGGAGCGTTTTCATTTACAACTGTAACTGGTGGCGGAGGTGGCGGCGGTGGCACCTCTTATAACCAATCTCTTAATACAACTGACGATGTAGCATTTGACGAAATAACAGCAACAACAATTTCTGCAGATAGCATTACATCAACAGGAGTAGGAACTCCTGGTATAACAAGTGCAAGTAGTATAAATTTAACTGCACCAGATGCAGTAAATGTAAGCAACGATATAAGTGTTGCAGGTGACATTAGTATTACAGGAATAGCTGATCTTGCAGGCACAAGAGAAAATGTGCAATTAATAGTAGGAGCAACTGGAGTTGTAACACACGACTTTAGTATATCATCGCTATGGCAACATACATCATCTGCTGCTAATTTTACAGCGGATATCACTAATGTTCCAACAGACGATAATAAATCAATAAGTATTGCTGTAGTAATTACGCAAGGATCAACTCCGTATTTGCCTACAGCACTTCAAGTGGACGGCGTAGCGCAAACAATATTATGGCAAGGCGGATCAGCGCCTAGCGGAACTGCAAGTCAAACTGATATAGTAGGATTTACTTTACTACGATTATCGAGCAGTTGGATTGTCTACGGAAGTTTAAACACTTATGCATAATTTAAAAGGTACACAATATGGCAATTAATTATCCAGCATCACCCGGGTTAAACGAGGTATTTACTGTCGGTAATACAACGTGGCAATGGGACGGAACTGCTTGGAATGTAACGTCTTCAGCAGCCGGCGCAAATATCTTTGCAACAATCCAAGGTGACACAGGTCAAACAACCGCAGACGGAGTTGCTGACACATTAACATTAGCAGGCGGCACAAATATTGCAACTAGTGTTGTTGACGATATTGTTACATTTAATTTTACAGGCGAAGCAGGCGGCGGCGCAGGCGATGTATTTAAGAATATAGTATCAGATGACGGTACAGCAGTAGCAAGCGGTGAGGACGATACTTTAAATATTTTAGGCGGTACTAATATCTCTACAGAGATATCAACAGACACTTCTAATCTTACTGTAAATATGGATGCATTTGGAATTGACTTTTTAAGTGATGTTGATACTTCTAGCAGTGTTCCAACAAGTGGACAGGTGCTAAAATGGAACGGAACTAATTGGGCACCTGGAGCAGACGCTACATCTGGAGGCGGCGGTACTGACGCTGATACACTTGACGGCTTTGATAGTACATACTTTTTAGATTACAATAACTTTAGTAACACTCCAGCCATTGCTACATTAACGGACTTTAGTGTAGGCAATGAACTTACAGCTAGTGGTAACGGCGCTATTGGATACGACAACACAACAGGTGTTTTTAGATACACTCCGCCTACAGCAGCAGGAATTGGTGCTTTGGTAAGTGTAGCAATAGATAATATTACTGATATAGCAATTACATCAGTAGGAGACAATGATCTCCTAGCATATGATAACGCATCTAGTTCATGGATAAACCAAACACCAGTAGAAGCAGGATTTGCAACAGTAGCAACAAGCGGGCTTTATACTGATTTATCTAGTACGCCTACTATACCTACTGACCTAGGAGATCTTACAGATACAGGCAGTATTATACCTGCTGACTTAACTGACTTAGGTATTGCTGATGGATCAAACAATCAAGTACTTGGCACAGATGGGTTTGGAAACTTTACTTTTAGGACTGTGTCTGCTGGCGGAGCAACACAAAATTTATTTGAAACAGTATCCGGTGACACTGGGTCAACAACTGCAAATTCAGCAACTGATACATTAACAGTTGCTGGCGGTGCTGGTATTACAACAGCAGTATCTGGTGATACGATTACTGTAAGTTACAATGGAGCATCTGGTGTAACTGATTTTGATCAGTTAGGAGATGCACAAACTGCCAACTTAGCAACTATTGACGAATTTGTTGTACGAAGCGGAATGCATTTTGAAGTAGATAATATTGGTGCAACTGCTTATACATTTAATCCTTTATACACTGGAAGCAATCCATCAATTTTTGTTATCAGCGGAATGCAAATCAGTTTTAAACTTAATGTAGGCGGACATCCGTTTGAAATCCTAGACGGCACTTTGACTCCGATTACTACTAATTTATTACACATTGCAGAAGATGGTACTCCTAGTGCAGATACAAGCGCACAAGCAAAAGATGGCGGAACATTAATATGGAGTATACCGGAAAGTACTAGTGGTACATTTGCATATCAATGTACACTACATCCGGCAATGGTTGGATCTATTACTGTAAAAAGACTATCGTCGCTTTAACAGACTATTAAGTTTACTACGCAAATCCATTGTTTTCATTGCAGATTCTCTTGCTACGCCAGGAGTTACCGGACCGTTTGTTCCTAAAAAAGATCCGTCAATAATTTCATATTCGTTTTTTAATTCTTGTAACAAGTTTGCTGCCGAGTTTTTAACGTGAATATTTTTTATTTGTTTAATAGCTGCATCAAACTTTTTTAACTCTTTTTGGACTTTGTTGTTTTCTTGTAACTTTGGAAACATATTAATCTCCAATATTCTGCGAAGGTATAACACAGCATGTGTCATTATCTTTTTCTGGAGTACTTACTTCTGCAATACTTCCGTCACTAGTGAGAGATTCAATACTAACAGGAGTTAACGGATCAACATGGAATACACTACCTTCTTTTACTTGTTTTTCGTAGAGTTTACCGTCAGCAGTATCTATCCATCTAATTCTAAAATCGCCTGAATTTATAAACCATGATTTTTGTCTTTCTTTATGAAATGCTAAATCAGTTTTTATCGGTCTATTAAAGATAAGTATTTTTCCTGAATAATTTTCAGTAGTTGCCCAGCATATTTCATAGCCATAAGTAGTTTCTTTAATATTATCCATTATTTTTCTCTAATAAGTTTATTACATCTATAACAGTTTTAAGTTTAGATTGTATTGTTTTGTTTTGTAAAGTATTACGTAGCCCGTGGTGTAAGCTCTTAGGCCACTTTCCTAATTCAACCCACGCATAACCAGTGTGTTCGTCATTTAGATTAGGTAAAAATTCTTGTTCGACTATTCCGAGATATGTATGAAAATGGAAGGCGTTATCATTACTGACAAAACTTTCTAACGGTATTGTTTTAACAACATCAACGTTGCCAATTTCTTCTTGTATTTCACGTTGTAATGCAGACCAAGGAGTCTCTCCGAGCTCACTAGTACCACCTACTAATCCCCAAAGATCTTTGTGCTTGCCTTTAGCACGATGCAAAAATAAAAATCGTTTAGTGTTAAGTGCATATAGTAATGCACCACTACAAATAATGTCCTTCATATAATTAGTTATAGAAAAATATGTAGGTTAGGCATCTAATATGAATGTCCATGTTCCGGGATAATACTCACCTTCGTAAGACCTTACCCAGTATTTGTTAGCATTATCCCATTTATATTGTATACCAGATGTAAGATTACTTGTATAGATAGTTGTACTGTCGTCAACATTACTATCAAATATTATATGCCATCTAGATCCGTCCCATTCTACAATATCATTTTCTTGTGCTACAAAGTCAGTACCGTCTGTATTTTTCCAAGCATCTGCACCGTCTTGATTGTCATCGTCGCCGATGGCTCCAAGTAATAATATTCTTATACCTACTGATTTGTCTTGATTAGGATCAAAACGTAACGGATCAATTATATAATCAATACTAGCTCTATCTCCAGTAGGCCCGGTAATAACAGTATCGTTAGGTAATGTGTCGTTGTCAAAGTTAATAGATAATTTTGTATTATCTAAAGCATTTATTGTAATTGTGCCAATTACATAATTATCTGAGTCATCTGTTTTTAGATATATTTTACTTACATCTGCTGTATATGTACCTGGAATAGTGTCTAATAGTTCAGTAAATGTAACTTCTCCTGATGTACCTCTATATACTACTTCTGCTTCACTACCGATGACATTTAATCCGTAATTACGATATGTTGAGCTAGATGTTAGACCTGCCCATCTATACTCTGCACTGATATCCATAACACCAGTCCCGTCATTAGGAAATTGTCCGTCATCAACAATTCTTTCTTCTTCACCGTCTTCGCCTACTTCTGTTCTTGTTGATTCAAATATAGGTTCAACACCATCTAGCGTTAATCCTAAATTAATACTTCCAGTGTCTTCGTTGAATATACTTGTAATAATATTTGTAACCACGCCAAGGCGTTTTACTTTTGCAGGAGGAGTTAGATATATAGGAGTACTAAATTGCATGTTTGCAACATCAATTTCGGAGTCGACTCCTACAGGAATACTACGACTACTAAAGGTTACATTGTCTAAATTTACAACGCTTAAACTAGTCCAGTCAAGATAATTGTCTGTTGTTTGTATTTCAAAGCTAGGATTAAACAGTACAAGTATTTGTTCTAATATCTGTAATTTTTGTTCGGTATTACTTGCCCATATATCAGCTTGTAATCTTAGTGTATAAGGACTTGGCATCAATCTTTCAACAGTATAGTTTTTACCTTGTGTATTTAAATATTCTTCATTTGTAGAATCATATGCCCGTTCTCTAACACTTATTTTGTTTACAAAACTACTATCACCTGTTCTTTCGCGATCCATTTCTAAACCAGTTACATATACTGCAATTCTTGGCACACTAGGAATTTTATTTTCACTATTGTCTCGAATAATATTAGCTACTTGTCTAGTTAAGTCTCCGTACATTACAGGTATTTGTGTAAGATTATTATGTGAATCACTTACATTGAAATTACTTAATAAACGCACCATTTGAGTAATATAGCGTCTAATTTGTCCATCATAAAAATATTGCATTATACATCATCCGCCTTAGGCCTAAGTGCTTTACTAAGAGATTGTCTTTCTTGTACAGCTTCGCCACCGATATTATCTGTTTTAACATTATTGATAAATGTTCCTTTAAGTGTTTGTCGATTTACGCCGTTAGTCATTGTCATGCGTACATCGTCACCTACTTTCATCCATCTAGATCCGTCATATTTAAATAGTCTATTAGGCAGATAATCAGTCCTTAAAAAATAATCGTTTTTTTCGTTAATATTAGGAAAAGAAGTACCACTACCAAATGCTGTACCATTAGGAGGAGAATCACCAGACACCAAATATCCTGCATAACCTGATCTGTCTGGCCTACTGGCATTTGGATCTTCTACAGTATCAACTTGTGTTCTTCCGTTTTCGTCTACAGCAAGAGTATAATAATGAGAAATATCAAATCCGCTTTCCGGAGCGTCTGCTTCTGCTTCTGAAAGTACAGCATTGTTTATTTGCATTTCATTTTCGTATGTACTTAAAAGATCTCTCAAAGTATTCTCAGTATATTCGCCCCAATTAAAAACATCAGTAGGAGTATTACCAATAGTTTGAGCCGTTGCTTTATACAATTTTCCTTTATATTTTACAACTTGCCCAATTTCGTATGTTATGCTACTATCGTAATCACCTATAAAAATATCATCATCTTCAGGACGTACTAACACATCTGCAAATTCTTGCGAGTCAACTAACTGTTTTAATTTAAGTCTATATAAGTGAGGATACCATGTAGGAGAAAAACCTTCTGCTGCACGATTAACATCTTCTACTACATAGTATCTTTTCAAACTTGTAGCAAAATCATTTTCGGCATGTTCGTCTAGTAAGTGCGGCAATTCAATAACATCGCCGCTCATAATTTTTCTT